AATCTTCTGCATTCCCAAAATAATATCGAGATTTTTTATTCTCTTTTATATTATTTTGTTTCGCAACATCTAACATTTCTAAACTTGTATCTATACCTACATTATTTGGTGCTGTTGAAATACCTATACCACAACATAAATCTAAAATAGTATAATTTTTATCTATATATGATTCATAAATTTCTTTTCTAATATTTATATTGTTATAACGGATATTATCTATTTGTTTTGTTGCGAAATTAGCAAGATTAGCATGTATTTTACCACCTAATCCTATATTACCAAAATTATGAATTTTTGGATTATAATAATATGGAATATCATTCATTTTTAAATTAAGGTTTAAACTATATAAAAACAATTGAAATATAGAAATCATTATTTATATTTTATAATAATATCTATAATATAAATCTTTTATGTCAATTTAATTTTTATATAAAAAATTATTTATAATATATATATAATTTACATTATAAATAATATGTTTTCAAATGAAAATGATATTGTTAAATTAGAATTATCTGAACAAATAAATGAAAATAATCCAAATATAAAATTATTATTTTTAACATTTAAATCTGATATACAAAATAAAAATCAAATAAATGAGTGTCAAATTTTAATAAATGAATATTATGAATATTCAGAACAAAATAATATTAAATATAATGTTGTTGCCGATATTAATATTATAAAATATAATAGTTTGAAATTTTTTACTATGAAAGATTTAAAAAAATTGTTTTTAATCAATAAAAATAATACTGAAAAATGTTGCAATAGTATTACTATAATTATTAATAATTTTTGGATAAGACAATTTTTAAATATATTTTTCTCTCTATATACAATAAGTGTTCCTATAAATTTTATAAAAAAATAATTTATAATATAATTAATAATTATTTTTAAATATATTTAAAAACATTTACATTTATAAAAATAATTATTAATGTTTTTATGGATTGTTATTGTTGGCGGAATTTCATCTTTTATAGCAGCAATGGGTATTGGTTCAAATGATGCCGCAAATGCCTTTGCTACTTCCGTTGGTTCAAAAACATTAACAATTAAACAAGCATCTATTTTAGCTGTAGTTTTTGAAACAAGTGGTGCTCTTCTAATGGGAAGCCACGTAACAGATACTATTAGAAAAGGTATTGCTAATTATGAATGTTTCGAACAAGAACCATACTTACTTATGTATGGTTGTATGTGGGTTATTATATCAGTTGCGGGATGGTTGTTTTTAGCAAGTTATTTAGAAATGCCAGTTTCTACTACACATTCATGTGTAGGTGGAATGATCGGTATGACTATTGCTACAGTAGGTTCTGAATGTGTTATTTGGTTCAAAGAAGTAGAAACATTTCCTTATATTGGAGGTGTTGGTGGTATAATTATGTCTTGGTTTTTATCTCCTGTTTTTTCAGGACTAATTTCATCAACTGTTTATGGATTAACACGAAAATTTGTTTTACGACATAATTATGAATCTAATAGATTGAATTATATATATCCTATATTAGTAGGTTCTACTCTTTTAATTAATAGTTTTTTTATAATATATAAAGGCGCAAAAGGTCTTGGATTACACAAAATAGAGGCAGGTGAAGCAATTGGTTGGTCTTTTTTAATTAGTTCTGTTGGCTCAATTATTACTATTCCATTAGTCCCAAAAATTAGAAAAAAAGCAGAACAAAAAATAAACAATACTAATACTATTAATAATACAAATATTACGATAGATAATATTATTGATAATAAAGAATTAAATATTACATCGCAATCTCAATTAAATAAAGTTACTGAAATTCATGTAAATGCTGAAAAATTTGATGAACGTACAGAAGAAGTATTCAAATATTTACAAATCTTTTCTGCTATATGCGATTCATTTAGTCATGGAGCTAATGATGTAGCTAATGCAATTGGACCATTTGCCGCTATTTATTTAATTAATAAAGAAAATGGTAATCTTAGTAAAAAATTAGATATGGATAATGATGCATATTGGATTTTAACAATAGGTGGTATTGGTATTTCTTTTGGACTTATTATATATGGCAAAAAAATAATTAATGCTATAGGTAATAAACTTTGTAAAATTACACCAAGTAGAGGAACATGTATTGAATTAAGTTCAGCAATTGTTATTATAATTGGTAGTCGTTTAAAAATACCATTATCTACAACACACTGTCAAGTAGGAGCAACTGTTGGCGTAGGATTACTAGAAAATAAATGTTCTAATACTAAAATAGAAGGTATTAATTGTCGAATTTTATTAAAAACAGCATTTGGATGGGTAATTACTTGTGTTATTGTTGGAATAACTGCTGGATTATTTACTGCACAAGGTATATATTCACCAATAAAATCTAATATTATTGAATATACAAATAATACACTAGTTTATAATATTAGTTAAAATTATCTTTTAATGTGAATTGCATTGCATCAAATTTTGTTATATCAAATTTCATAAAAAAAAATATAATTATAAACACTGAGAATATATAAAAATACATTATAATTATTTATTAATATTTATCTATATTTGTTTATTTTATTATAGTATATTTATAATATAATAAAATAAAATATGGATACTATAGATTATATTAAATATCTTCCAAAAGATAATTTTTATTATTTTTACTTTTTAATATGTATTGTTATTATTTTTTTATATGGTAGATTTAGATGTCTGAATTTAGATATGTATAAAGATCCTTTAGAAAATGGGATAAAAAATTCATCAATAAATGGTTGGAGCTCAACTCATTTATTTTTTTATATGCTAATAGGTTATAAATATCCTAATACTTTTATATTAACATTAATATTTGGAATTTTATGGGAATTATTTGAAACATATATTGGATTATATGAACCAAAATTATTTAAAAATTGGGGGTTTTGTAATTCAAAAAATAAAAATTTAAAAAAAAAATGGTGGTATGGAAAATTATCAGACCCCATCATTAATTCTATTGGATTTTTTATTGGAATGAAAATTAATAAAATAAAGAATTAAAGAATTAAATACATTAATATATTTATTAATAAATATATTAATGTATTTAATATACACGTTTTGCTAACGGCACTGGTTCAACTTCATCATTTAATGTTTGTTTAACAACATTACGAGTAGATAATTCTACATCATCTGTTTTTAATCTAGCAATAGTATGTTTTAACCAATTTATATCATCTCTTTCAGGATAATCGTCATGACTATGTGCTCCACGTGATTCTTTTCTATAATTAGCACTATGCATTGTTACAATCGCATTATCTAATAAATTTTTAAATTCTAATAATTCTGTAAATTCAGTATTAAAAATTTTTGATTTATCTGTTATTGAAACATTTTTAAATTTCTTATATATCTTATTTATTTTTTTTACACCTTCTTCTAATGATTCATTATTTCTAAATACTCCTGCATGTTTTTGCATTGTTTGTTGCATTTCTAATCTTAAATCACCTACATTTATATTTCCTTCTTGATAAAAATAACCTTCATATTTATTTATTAAATCTTGAACTACGTTATTATTTGCTTTTATCATATTTTCACCTGGTTTGTTTTTTTCTTCAATGTTTTCAGCACATGCCTTTCCAAATACTACTATATCTAATAATGAATTAGCACCTAATCTATTTGCTCCATGTACCGAACTACTAGCTGCTTCACCCGCTGCCCATAAACCTTCTACTATATTATTTTCATTTTCTGGTTTTGGATTTATTACTTCACCTTTATAATTTGTTGGAATACCACCCATATTATAATGAACTGTAGGTATAACAGGAACAGGTTCTTTTGTTACATCTACACCCGCAAATATTGTTGCTGTTTCTGAAATACCAGGTAATCTTTCACTTAAAACTTCTTTTGGTAAATGATGTAATTGTAATAATATATGATCTTTATTTTCTCCCACACCTCTCCCCTCATTTATTTCAATAGTCATTGATCTAGAAACAACATCTCTACTTGCTAAATCTTTCGCTGATGGAGCATATCGTTCCATAAATCTTTCACCATTCGAATTTACTAAAAATCCACCTTCTCCTCTACAACCTTCCGTTAATAACACACCAGCACCATATACACCCGTGGGATGAAATTGAACAAATTCAGCATCTTGTATTGGAATATTTTGTCTTAAAATCATCGCATTTCCATCACCAGTACAAGTATGTGCACTTGTTGCTGAAAAATAACATTTACCATATCCACCAGTAGCAATTACAGTATTTTTAGCATTAAATTTATGATATACACCATCTTCCATATTATATACTAATGCTCCCGTACATATTTCATTATTATCATCAAATAATAAATCAAGAGCAAAATATTCTATAAAAAAATCAGCTTTAAATTTTAATGAATTACCATATAATGTATGTAACATAGCATGACCAGTTCTATCAGCAGCACAAGCAGTTCTAAATGCTTGACCACCTTTTCCATATTCTAATGATTGACCACCAAAAGCACGTTGATATATTTTTCCATCTTCTGTTCTTGAAAACGGTAAACCATAATTTTCTAATTCTAAAACAACTTTTGGTGCTTCTCTACACATATAATGTATAGCATCTTGATCTCCTAACCAATCACTTCCTTTTACTGTATCATAAAAATGCCATTTCCAATCATCTTTTGTTATATTACCTAATGCTGCATTTATACCACCTTGTGCAGCAACAGTATGTGAACGTGTTGGAAATAATTTACTAATACAAGCTACTTTATAATTTTTTTCTGCTAATCCCATTGTTGCTCTAAGACCAGCACCACCAGCACCAATTACTATCGCATCATAATCATGTTCTATAAAATCAGTAACTTTTGTTGATAGTTTTTTATAATAATTTTTATATAAATTATTATTTTTTGATAATGTATTTTTTGATAATTTATTTAAAAAATTAGTATTTAACATTAACATTAATTTAAATATAATAAATTAATTTTAAATTTTATATTTAATATATTTTCTATATTAAATATAGAATGTTTTTTAAAGAATGTTACGTAAGTAAAAATGGTATATCTTGCATAACAAATATTAATACGTTGCACAATCTAAAAGAAATTACATTTAATAATATTGATAAAATAAATTTAAAAAATAATATTTTATTTTATATCATGCTTAGATTTACTGAATTATGTATTAAAGATTTTTTTAATAATAAAGAACATTTAAATAATATTAGTAATTCTGATAATGATTTTCTATTATCTTGTATTATTTTTAATTAATTTTATTTTTTAATTAATTTTATTTTTTATATTAAATTTGTCATTTAATTTATTTTCTAATGCAAGTGTTGGTATAATTGATATAAAAAAAAGTAATTTACTACTTTTAGCAACACTACTATTTGTTAATAAATATGGATAACTATCCCAAATTAAATGTCTCAGTCCACCCATAAAATGATATCCAAATGGATATAAAAATACACAATTTATACATTTTTTACTATAATCATTTTGTTCATTATAAAATTTATATATTTTATTTTTATTAT